CGATAGGTTGTTGATCCTTTTGCAAACCATTCCTTTAACCATTTGTATTCGTCTTCCAGTAGGCAATCAGGTTGCTTAGTGTTTCTGAATAATTCGTTGAGCTTATTTTTTCGTTCAGTACAGCCGCAATCCTCGCCTAAAATAAACTTTGCGACCTTTGCAGCTCCTGTTTTTTCCAATACCTCCTCAACTATATCTCCTACTCCTTTTTTAGGTTGCTTTCTTGGCTTCCGTTTTTTTGTTGTTTTACTCATTATTTATTTTTTTGAATATGATTATTTTATACTTGAAAATATTGAAGATACGCTTTACTATGTATTCAGGTTTCATCTTATGCGTTTAAATGCACAAAAGCGATTCCATTACATCAATTTCCTTTTGCGTTTGTGTATCCGCTTTTAGGTTGCCTACAAGCTTGCTTTTTAATCTTCGTATTTCTTGCTTTATGTACTTGGTTCGATATGTTGTTTTGTCCTCTTGCTTTTGAACTATGTATCCGTGTTCTTCCAGCAGCTTAATGCTCTCCTCAATCTTTGATTGTTGCTCTCGGTAGTGATTAAATATTTGATTATCTATTGCCATTGTTTTTTAGTTGTTTGTATATTCCTTTCTCTGTTTCGCTCAAGGATGCAAAGTTGTATATCTTATCCTCAAGCATTTCCTTTTCAGTTGTGTAGTACGGTTCGTCTTTATGCCCCAAAGCTGGAGCATAACGCAACCTGACTTTACGCCTTTTGTTTTTGCTGTTTCCTATTTTTACCTCTTTATATTTCATTTAGTTGCAATGCTCTCCGTCATCTTTGTAATCTTCGTTTTTCCATAGGTCATCCATTTTAAGCGAACAAACCTTTTTGCTGTTTAATTCAACCATGTAATCGTAATACCTTTGCTTGAATTTTTCTTTGATTATTTTCTTGGTTTGTTTCAAGCTGTAAAATATCGCCTTTGTGCTGATTCCGCTGCCCTCAGATATTTGCCTCATGCTCAGTAGCGCATCTCGGTTTACGTCCTTGATTCCTGTATACAATTCAAAAAGGTTCTTGTCAAAGTATTGCCAGTTTTTAGCCTCGCTGATTATCTCTAAATACAAATCATTATGATCCTCAGTTTCATAGTAATCGTATTCAACCGATAATGCAAATTCTGTTATATCCACCTTTTCAATTTTTTTCTTTTGAACTAAAAAATCATTAAACAACGATTTCAAAACCTTCAGAAGATAAACCATATTTGGTTCTCCTTTGCGCAAAGCTTTTTCTTCATTGCTGTATTTCATTAGCTTGATATAAAACTCCTGTACTATATCTTCAGCGTAAACAATCTCTCCAAGCCATCGTATAAAAGTTACATACTCATCGTGTTTTTCTTGAACTTTTACAATCCATTCCATTGTTTAGAATCTAATCAAAAGTAGTGATTATTTTTTAAACGCTAAAAAGCCGAACATTTCTGCTCGGCTAATTACTAACATTTAAAAATCCGTATTAGAACGGAACATCGTCAGAATCGTTGCTTTCGTAGGATACCTCTTCAGGTTGCTCTCGGTTAAATCTCCAAGCCTCCAGAGTGTTGAAATATTTTACTTCGCCTTTTGGAGAAGTCCATTCTCTGCCTCGTATGTTTATGTCAACATCAATTGCATCGCCAACATTATAATCGCTCAATAAAGGGCAATTATCTTGCGTTAGCTGCAATAAAATTAATTGTGGATACTTATCCTCCGTTTGTATTACAAACTCTCTTTTAGAGAACTTTTCCGTGATTTGCTGGGTTTCCCCCTTTAGGTGTAATCTTCCTTTTACATTCATATCGATTCTAATTTAAATTGTTCGTGAATTAATGTCTCGTAATACTCTCGGCATTCCTTAACTCGGTTGTAAATCTTTTCAATTGCTTCGGCATCGTAATCAATCTCATAGCATTTTATCCGATGCTCCTTTGGTACCCTATCGAAGTTGTGTTGCATTTCTACCGCATTCCTTACAATTGGGTTGTCCTCTATCTCTTTGAGTTTATAGTGAACTCTCCTTACCTCATCCTCAACGATGTCGCTTGGTGTATCTACTAAGCAATAAACGAGATATGCTTTCCGTCTTCCTGTAAGCTCCATGTAACCCTGAAGCTGGTAATAGTAGTCCTTGTTTGGCACATCCTTTTTAAACCAGGGGAAGGTTGTTGCATCGTAGCTGCTCTTAACATCAAGCACGAAATCGTCATTTAGTACGTCAGGTGTTCCAGTTAGGTATTCATTCTCGAAATACTCCTCATTCTTTGACATTGCGCCCATCTTCAAAACCTCCTCGGCAAGCTTTATGCTGTCATTTTCAACCGCTATACCCTTGTCTATGGCTTTGCTCCATACATCTTTGCTATATCCGTACATGTTTTCGATTGCATATTCCTCTAAATAGCCTTGACAGGTTTTGCTCAATTGACCTTTTGTGCGGCTGTTAGGCATTATCTTTCCAATTGAGGAGCATCTTATCTTAAAATCTTTCATAACTCTGCAAGTTGTTTATTGGTTAAGGAGTAATTTTCTTTGAGTTTCTCTGCCGTGTACTCTCCGTTCGCTATCATTTCTAAGGCAGCCTTGAAGTTAGCAGCGTTTAGCTTCTTTTTCTCTTTCGTCTTTCCGTGAGTATTCGTAGAGTCAGCATCCTTTGTATCGTCTATTAAGAACAATCCATTGAGTGCGTACTTTCTTGCGTAACTGGAGGAGGAGCCAAAACTCTGTGCAATGTCCATTCCTTTGCGATTGATGTCAATACCAGCTTGCGCTTTTACCGCTTGTACTTTATTACCGTCTGTTATCATTGCAGTCGATTCGACATACATACACCCAGCGGCTTCTTTTACCTCATCGGTAAGGTTTAACACTAAGCCATTGAGTAAAGGCTTTACAGCCTCCATTATGTCCTCGCATGAGCGGTATTTGTACTTGCCAAAACTATTATACTGATTCTTTGGCGCTTTCAGTTGCTGCTGGATTTCTCCAAGCCTTTCGATTAATTTATTCATAACGTGTTTATTGATTTTGGTTTATAAATTTCTGCGCTTGTTCATAATGCGCAACATAGCGATTAAAATTAAAGTAACTTTTCCTAAGTTCTTTTGCGCCTTTGTAATTGCCAATTAATGACTCCTTGTTAGCTTCATTCCAAAACGCTTCTTTGTAGGTTGTTGCCTCGGCATAAGTTAAATCAAAAAGCCATTTGTCTCCAATGCGCTCGTTGATTATTTCTCTGTCTTGAATTTTGATTGATAAGATTCCAGCGGTCGCTGAAACCTCAATAGGTTTTCCTTTCATAATACGATTTTAATTGTTAGTGACATAAAATTAACAAAATATTCTTTAAATAAAAATTATTTTAGAGTAATAAATTTATTGGTAATTTTATTCCTTTACTTGTATTGTTATCCCCCCCATACGTGCATCCGTTCATCTTATAGTATTCTCGACATATTTTCTTAAATCTTTCTGTTTCAATTATTACAAAATGCTCGTCGCTCAAAAAATAACAATAGTAATCTGCTTCGCTTGTGGCAAGCCCTGACGGTTTGCCTCTGCTCTCATATTCTACATAAATGTTTCCAGTTTCGTGTGCTTGTAAATCTCTTTTGACTTCTATTTTTTTGCCTTGAAGTATATCCGCTAAGCTTTGCTCCGCTACTTGACCGACTTTTAAATCGTATCTAAAATCATTGTTATGTTTCATTTTTTATTTTTTGTTTGTACTTTTCAATAATATCTCGCAACTCCTCCCTTGAATACTTGCGCTGCTTGTGCGCTTCTTCGTGCAGTTTAATTAGTTCTTTGCCTCCTATCCGTTTTTCTATACCTATTTGATAATTCAATAAATCTCCGCTTTTATCTTTGTTGCACGGTCTACTACATTGAGCATGACAATTAAAAGGATTGAACCTGACAGAACCGTGACCTCCAGCAGAATAGTAATGACCAGCATCTATATTGCCTTCGCGTAATGGCTTACCACAAGAAATACACGGATAACCTTTTGCAATATCTCTTGCTCTTATATATGCGTTAAAATAACGTTGTGCTTTTTTAGTTAAACTCTGGACGGTTTCAAGCTTTTCCTTGAGTTCTTTTTTTTCTTTTTTCCAGTTCTTGACCTTTGCAGTTTGTACCCATACTTTTACGCATTCAGACTTGAAACAATATTTTTGATTAAAGTGCTTTGCTTGAAATTTGTCTTTGCAATGTTTACAACGTGGCATCGTCTTTTTGAAATATGTAAACTTCTTCTACGTTGCAATCTATGTTAGTGCATAAGTGTACGTTTATTACTCCTTCGCCTTCCAAATTAAAGTCTTCGTATTCGTGTTGCTCTTGCCATTTTATTGACTCTGTGCATTGTGGGCATTTCATAATTCTAATTTAGCATCCTTAATAATTTCTTTTAGCTTGTCTATTTCGTGTTTATGTTCTGCAATAATCAATTGATTTCTCAGATTAGATTTACACTCCATATGATACTCTTGCTCAAATTCCAAAAACACGTTATGAAAATGCTCAATATCCTCTGCGCTTTCCTTCATTGAATTAATCAAATCCTTTCTTGATGGGTGTTTTTCTTCCAGCTCCTCAATGCTTTCTTTGAATTTGATTAGTACCGTCTTTAGGTTAATCTTGGCTTTTAATATTTCTAAGGTGTTCATTAAAATAAATTTAGTTGTTTAATTGTAGTATAACCATTTAACACTCTTTCCGTGTTTGGGTCAATTAAGTCTGCAAATTCTATTTCGCAAAAGGTACCACAATTTGGAACAATAGGCGGTTCATGTTTACCTTCGTTTGGCTTTAAATCTTTAAGAGCAGTCCCTTTAATACAAGTTGCTCCTATATCTTCTTCAAGTTCTGACATTCGCTCGTAGTAATCTGGAAAGTGTTTTTTGATATGATTCCAATAACCTTTGCCTCCTTTTACGCAACCGATGCAATTATTGTTATGAAAACCGAGTTCATACATTTTAGGCAATTTGATTCCGTTTATTAGTAAAAGTTCAGCGCATTGTTGCTTGGTCATCTTTCTATCAATTAACGGATACAAAGGTTTAGCATTTGCGTGTTGCTGACTAAATCGAATCGCTCTGTTTATCTCCTTCTTTTCAAATTCAAACCCAAATATCTGACCATCATAATCAACATTGCTTTCCACAGAATAACGAACATTCTTTTTTAACTCGCTTGTGCAAGGCGCTCCAGCAACCCCATTAATATATCTGCGTTTTTTAATTACTTCGAATTGGTCAGAAAACTTTTCGCTTTGCACCTTTATGACCTTCGCGCCTATCCATTTTTCGCAATCTCTAATGAATCTTTCATTATCCCAATGAGCAGAATCTATTACAATATAGTAAAGCTCTACGTTTTCTTTTCCGTATTTTTCTACTGCAAGTTTGCAAGCTACTGCGCTTGTTACTCCACAACTAAACCACCCTATTTTTTTCATTTTTCTTTGGCGTATATTTTATTGTAAACATTAGGAGCTGGATTCTCTTGCTCATAATATAGGAATTTTTCTTTGTCAAACCACATTATCAGTTGACCTATCTGACCAGCGGAGCGAGGCTTGATTTTATTAAAGTTGATAATAGCTTGGTTGTAATTTAAGTCCTCTCGGTGTACCGTTATCATGCACTTACCGCTATTAAACCATTCAGAGCCTCCTTTCAAATCATATGGACTTGGCACGCTTCGCTTTCCGTTTATCTTTTCCGTAAGCTTTGGATGTATTATTGTATGAAGATGCAATTCGTTGTCCTCTGCGATTTGATTGCGGTACGGTAAAACGACTTCTAAATATTGAGCATATCCTCCAAACTCATGGTATGGATGGCTCAGGTCTTTCCAGCTGTCAATACTTGCAGTTTGTAATCCGCTTTTTTGTTTAAGCTCAACCGCATAGTCATAGAATTGAAACGGTGTCATCTTTGCTTTTACATCCTTTTTTGTTAAAATATGAAAGTGCTGGAATATCCAATCTAAGGAGTTTCGTATTTCTCTATCCTTGATTACGTTCCGTTCTTTAGGATTGAAGCTCTTGCCTGTGAGCTTATGAATTAAATCTGCAACAATCTCAACGTTGCTCCCGACATCAGGGAAGTAAACCAAATGCTTCCATCCATAAAATTTAGAAGTATTCAGAAGGCACTCCATTAAAACTTGAGTTTTTCCGCTCATTGGAAATCCTGTCCAATCCGTGCAGTTGCCTAATTGCATCGAATAATACTCATGCAATCCATCCCAGCCTAAATACTTGCCCTTTTGATTGTAGTTGTCTCGGTGTTTAAATATCTTATCAATTATGTCTCCTGTCTCTGTTACCTTATATCCGTCTATTGCCACGCTGCTTTAAATTTTGTATGTTCATTTTTTGGTTGTTCCTTCTTTAGCCAATTCTTGGCGGTTAAATATAATGATTTGTATTTTTTATTTTGTTTAAAGTTTTCTATTGCATCCAGAACAGAATCAATTGTTTCTTGTGGGTATACGGATTCTAATTTCTTAAACTCGTCTTTTGACATAGACAAATGAGCGAAGCTTCTGTATATACTTTCATTATCACTAACACTATCACTTACACTTACACTATCAGCTTTTTTGGGTTTCTTAAAAAAGGCTTGGGTTTTTTGGGTTTCTGTTTTCTTCTTTGGTCTGCCTCCCTTTGCTCCGTTTATTCTTTGCTTGTCGATATAGACGTTGTACTTTCGTAAATCCCTCTTTAGAGCCTGCCTAATGCCCTCAAATGCGATGTCAATGATAAACTCCGCTTCAGGATTCTCATCGGCGCAGTAAGAAAATATGTGTTTGATTAATTTACCAGCTTGTTCATCGCTTAACTTTTCAAAGATTCCTCTTTGGTCGCTATATAAAATAAAGCTCTTTTTGTCTTTCGCCATAAAATCTTATTTAAAAAAAAACGATACGCTTTCAGGCGGTGGCAGCCGTACTCACGCATCGTAATAAACCAATGAAAAAAAGTCTCGCCACCTAACTTCTTTTAGAAATCAATCTATGTTTCCATAGAATAACCAAATTATGAACCCATAAAAATAATCAATTATTTGTTCCACGGTTCAACTATTGATATTTTTTTTATTAATCCTTTCCATTTACCCCAAGTGCGTATTGCCTCCGACCTTGAGTATGCAACAACATAGTCAATGCCTTGCAACGGATTATCTAAATCCTTATCGCTTTTGTATATGTTGTACTGGATTCTGAAAGTATGCAACCTACAGTCCGTTCTTTTAACTCTGCGAGAATAAAGCTCAACGTCAAAGTTATCCCAATCTTCCGTGTTTATTTTATGCGCCATCCTTATAAGTTTTTAATATATTTCTTTACTTGTTTCTTCATGTACTTTTTATCCAGCCACTCCAGAAGCTCAATAGTATTGAATACCATCGTGAACTCTTTGCCGTATTCGTCTTTCCCTACAAGGTAAGTTTCGTTGTCAGGTGTACTCATGAACGTATTAATGTCATGAAGCCTCTTGGTTATTTTGTTCTTAGTCATTATCCGAATATTAAAATAGTGTAGTAATACACGGTTGCTAATGTGCATAAATATACTATGCCGTAAATCGTATCTTTTATTTCTTCCTTTTTCATAATCTATTTATTTAGTTCTTCTATAATTCTGATTGATTGCTCCATTCCAGCAATCAGCATTTCTTGATTTCTAAATTGGTCATAACCAAAGTCATTTAAGCTAAGTTGATGCCCCTCCTCTAATGGAATACCATATTCACTGCTGCGTATTTTTAGTATTGCGTTTTCTATTTCTAAAATTATTTTTTCTGGTGTCATAATCTATTTATTTAGGTGTTTAATTTTTAAATTATCTTTTGTCAGTTTTTTATTGGCTGTCACCTCTATGGTTGTTTTTAAAATATTTTTGTTAAAATCTTCCAAATTGTCAAAGTCATAACATACTGAATAATATTCGCTTAAAATTATTTCGCAAGAAACTTCATCATCATAGCTTTTCTCTACTTCTATTAATATTTTTTCTTGTATGCTCATAATCTATTTAAGTTTATTTAATTGTTCAGAAAATCTTTCTTCTAACCGGTTTATGCACATGCCGTATATAACAATATTATGCGTATTTTTCTTTCGTATGCTCGGAAATTCTGAGCCATAACTAAAGACGTTTGACCATTCGGCATCGCCAACTCTTTTCTCAAAATGTTCGATTGCTTCCTCAATCTTGATGAGAAGCTCTAAGGTTTCCTTTCTGTTCATTGTTATTGGTTTTTAGATTTTGTGATTGCCTGAGCAAGTAGAACTTGAATCTCCTTGTTTACGCTCCTTGCATTTTTCTTTGCTGATGCCTCTATTTTATCATATAGGTCTTTCGGTAGGTATATTAATTTTTGTTTCATACCCCAAATATATATAATTTTTATATAACTTTTATATAATTGTTATATAATTTTTATATAAGTATGCAAAAATGATTAGAACAAATGAGTCAATCTTGCCACTTGACCGTTCTCTTTATGGTGTATAAATCCTTCAACCGCCTTTGCGGCATGCTGATATCCCTTGCGGTGATGCCAACCGTCGCTCGAAGATGGGGAGCGCAGCGATTCGCAAGTTATTCCGCAGTAGTCTTTTGAGAATTTGTGATGCACATGGTGCGTGTAAACGTATCTATGCTTAGTTTTTGCCCATTCAATAGGAAATTCTGTTGCCATAAGCAAAGGTAGGTCTTGGTGCTTTGCGCCATCGCCGTGGGTTGTGCCAATAAGATTTTTTCCGAAACGGTATGCTTTACGATGCCTCATTGAACAATCAAAAGTTATTTCGTTGTTTCGCTTAAAATACGTTTTCATTACCTCGGATAAGAAAAACCCCGACATCGTATCGTGATTGCTTGGATTAAAAGTGAAATGTACCGGAGCTATTGCAATTAACTGAAGTAGTATATCAACATAGAGCTGCTTTGCAATTAAGAAATTGCTGTACCATTGTCCGTCGGTGTCTTGAGGAGTTAGGTTTGTTGTTTGTCTTCTGGGATTGTCGATGTGCAAAATATCGTTTCCACCGATGAATAATATCTTTTCGATAGGAAACCCTTTGGCTTTGTTTAAAATGCCTTGCACCCCTTCTTTGACACGTTTAACGGCAATCTGATTGTTGTAGTCTTCGCCTGTTTCAAATGAATCTGCAAGTTTGCCGATGTGAATGTCTGCTGGGTCTATTACAAGTAAGTATTCTTTTTTTTCTTTGCTCCGTTTTAATCTAGGATATTTAGGCGCAAACTTTTGCATATCCTCAATAAGCTTTTTGCAGAGTTCTTCTAACTTGTTCTCGGCATCGTCTTTATGTAATGGGTTCTTAAA